CTTTTTAGGGTGGGCCCGCCCAGAGATCGTTTAAAATTTTTTTCTTGACATTTCTGGGATAATATATTATATTATAGTTTGTTAATTTATTTATAAAAACTTAAATAACATATGAAGTGAACTTGCAGGTGGCAGTACAAAAACGCACTTGCAAGTCACAGGAGAAATTTATGATTTATACTGAGTGCACAATCTGTGGTTGTATGCCCAAGCCCGACGAGTGGTCGGCACAGGTCATGGGAGTTTGCTTTGATTGTGGATAGTATTTTATTTTATCCAGTTATGTTTGTAGTCTGCATAGCTATAATTTACTGGTATACATAAGCTTGAGCCCAGATCTGGTTGAAATAATATTAGATCTCTGCCGGAGTAATTTCGCGATGAACTGGCGGGCCAGATCTGGGGTCAAACTTGAGCCCAGATCTCACAATGAGGTATCTTCTAGAGTATCTCGTGGGATCTGGGGTCAAGTAAATGTCGCGCGATAAGGTAAAACGCATTGCTTGGCCACTTTAGAATGATTCTAAACTACAAGCCCTCAAGCCTTCAAGCGGGTGGGCCCGCCCATAAGTGTGGGAAGGTTCAAGCCTTGACAGGTCCAGGGATCTGGGATATAATAGGATTTAGAAAGAGGTAAACATGCATATAGAAAAACCAAAAAAGAAAAAAATAAAATGGCACGGCCAGACTGTGGTGCTGCCCTTCGACTGCTCAGTCTACCAGGACAAAACAGTTAAGATCCGGAATAGATTCAGCGGAGAAGAAACAGAGATGCCGGGCTATGCTGCCAGCGTCTACGATACAATTATTGGCGCTGAGCGCTGGGAAGCATGGGACGTTGTCCGGGCTGGCTTAGACTGGTTCCGCCAGCATTTCCCCAAACAATATATGGTGGTCCTTGATTAATAAAACATTTAAACAATTAAACGCTGAGCGCGCCGGATGGCGCGCCTGGCGAGCGAACCTGAGTCCAGGAAAAAAGAAAAAGAAGAGTAAGCCTTCAAGCGCCCGAGCGGGTGGGCCCGCCCGTAAAGAGTCAGGGTCCAAGCCGCAAGCTTGACAGGCTGCAAGCTCTAGGATATTATAAGATTATGAATAAGAAAGAAGCGAAAGCAATAACCGGGGGCCTGAGCGCTCCCTCTAAGATGCCAGGACCAGCGTACAACCTGCCGGCCACTGAATGCATTACAGGATCTAAACTAGTGAAGGTCCCAGGCTCAGTCTGCGCGGGCTGTTACGCCCTGAAGGGCCGCTATCGATTTCCTAACGTTAAAGAAGCCCTGGCGCGACGCCTGCAGAGTCTGGACCATCCGGACTGGATTCGCGCCATGGTTGTATTGATAGACGATGCCCCCTTCTTCAGGTGGCACGATTCCGGAGATCTACAAGGGCCCGAGCATCTTAAAAAAATTTTTGAAGTCTGCAAGCTTACACCGTCGACCAGGCACTGGCTCCCGACCCGGGAGACAGGAATGCTCAAGCTCATGGATCCGAACATAGTTCCGCCCAATTTAATCATTAGACTGTCAGGCCATATGGTGGATGGAAAGAATTCAACCTGGTGGCCGTGGACGAGCTCAGTCTCGACTCAGGGGAAGACATGCCCTGCGAAGGACCAGGGCAACCAATGCCGCAGCTGTAGAGCATGCTGGGACAGGAAGGTAGCCAATGTCACATATCCTAAACACTAAATTAATTGATGAGATCCACGATCAGTGGTGCCGGGACAACGGGTATCCAGTCCGCAAGCTTACAAGCTCTCGAGCACGCGTGCGCAAGACTTCAAGCCACAAGCTAAGGGCTCAAGCCGGATCCCTGAATCCACAAGCTCCAGTATCCGGGAACCAGGGTACAAGCGTACAAGCTGGTCCAGGGCACAAGCAACAAGGATAAAGGTATTTTTTTTATGCTTAATATGAAAAGAAATCTGGTGAGGTGAGAACCTCACTTTATAGTCTTTTTTAGTCGCGGTAGATTTTAACTCAACAGTGAAAAAGTTCCCAGAAGGAGCATAGCCCAATAAATCAGGAGTGCCGAATAAAGCCCAGTTTTCCAGTCTGGTCCACGAAATTGCGGGAGTTTCATCTTTTAATTTTTTCCAAAGTTTTCGCTCTGGAAGTTTTGAAATTCTCCTAGAATTCACGACTACCAGAATAGTTAAAGTTTACCAATTATTTTACTCATACGCGCTCTTTCTGGTTCAGCTACGAGTACCAATCTATGGGTCTCTCGAGAACCTATAACTCTGTTTTCTAGTAGATTAATTTCCCTAATATCCATCATGTCACCATTAGGTAATTGAATCTGCACCCTTGCGTTGCCGCTCGTAGGGCTCACAAAAAACTTATCCAAAGCTTGTCTGAATGACTTTCCGTTTAACATTCTGGTTTGCAATATACAAGAAATATTATATAGTTGCAACATTATGGGATTACCCAAAGTATTAACACCCAAACAGATGAAATTCGCACAGCTATTAGTCTATGGCGTTGATGGGAGTCCTATAACCAAAACAGAGGCCTTTAAATTAGCTGGATTCGAAGACGGAAATAACAATTTTTCGAGGCTGACTAATCCTAAGTATTATCCATTAGTATGCGCTTACATTGAAAAGCTACGAGAAGAAGTAAGAGAAAAATATGACATCACATTTGATAATCATATTACTGAGCTGGGTAAAATTAGAGACCAAGGTAAAAAGGATAGTAGAAATCTAGCCGCTGCTGCAACTACTGAAATAGCTAGGGGTAAGGCTGCTGGATTCTATATAGATCAAAAACTCATTCGTCACGGTAAAATTGAGGATATGAATCTCAATGAACTTTACGATAAAATGAAAACTATTAAGGAGCGTAATGAACGAATACTGGACGCGAAACAACTATTGGAGCAAGGAAATGCCAAACAAAAAGAAGAAAAACAAAAAGAAAAATCTAAAGAAGAAAAAGAAAAAAGCGAAGAAGAAAAAGAAACGTTAGACGTTTAATTTTTCCATCTTTGTAATACAACCGATAGGGAATATATTCCTATCCGAAAAGACCTCATCTTTCTCATCGTAGCTAGCGAAAGTATATAAGAATTTCTTTGTCTTTCTATAAACATAACCAAAGGTTATCATCTTAGAACATTCAAAAGCATCAAACTCTGGGGCAGTAGCATGACCTCCGTCCGCTGTGATGTCTAACCATGAGATCTTATAGAAGTAATACTTCTTCTTATTAATGGCGACATGTTTATATTTTGATTTTTTTCTACGCATAAGAATGTATACCCTGCTCTCAATAAATCATAAAATAAAAAACACAATTCATGTGCGCGCGTCCCTTAAGTTGTTGGTATTGCTAGCTTTTTTTATCAATTGTATCTTTTGTATCCAATTGTATCCTGACTAAAGATACAATTTTGAGCGAATAAGTGTTGGTATATAACAATTCTAGCTTTTGTACCAATTGTAACCACTTTTGAAAAAAATTAAAAAAAATTTTTTTATTTTATAGAAAAAAGAGTATACAAAGGGTATAATATGCCAAATATGCAGAATTTAGTGGGGTTTTTGTTCATTTTTTGTATCTTTGCCGTTTGGTTGGTCATTCTTATCCCTATAGTATTGATCTACTTTCTTAAGGAAAGCGTGTTGACAGTGGACAAATTCCTTGTCAGAAATCTCAAAGCGTTGAAAAAACTTATCTTTAGAACACATTAAAATAACACCTTGTTGTATCTTTGTGCCATATACATAGTTGTGGGCCATAGCATAAGCACCCAACTGAATGAAGTAATCCTCAATCCATTCTCTCTTTTTTGGCTTGTTGGTTTGCTTAAAGTCTATTATACTTTCGCGCGAATTATAGATTCCAACTAAATCAGTAGCACCAGCATATAACATTGGATAATGGACGGTCACCTCTGTTCCCCATACTTCTTCTAAAGGACCCAATCCCTGGTTAATGATCTGTTGTGCCATCGGGTGTGCTTCAAGGCCTACTGCGGTCAGGTCCATGTGCCCTGAGCCCTGAATATAGGCTTCCAAATATCTGTGCATACTACTCCCTCTCATAGCCGACATGTCTCTGATTCGATCTGCTCCCTGTTCCCCGATGCGTTTTCTCCAAGCCTCTAGGCTCTGTCGCTTCTCTTCCGACTGGGTTGCGGATAGGATCGTAGTTACACTAGGCAACATTTGTTGATCGATATCGTAGTGTCTGGACCCCTGGATCAGGGACCGCTGGGACGCTGGGTATTTAAATCTTTTGTTCCAACGCATCTTTAAATCGTCCTCCCCAGGCATAAGAGCCATGGTGTTTGGTAAAAGAAGCGGTGTTAGCATAAAGCTTAAATCCCACTTTTTCTACCAGTTTACAAAAGGATACATCCTCTCCTGATGAGTAGCCGTCTTCGAATTTAAAATCGAAGAAGTTATAATAATACTTATGATCCGGTCCTGGTTTAGGAAAGACCGAGTTTTTAATTTTCAAATCTGGAAATTTTTCTATAATTTTTTTAAAGACATCACGATGAATGAGCATGATCCCCGTGGGGCCTGCGCTAATTTCCATAATATCACCGGCTTCCATTCGCCTCGCTTCTTTTATTTCAACAGTATAAATCTTCTTATCAACATCCATTGACTTCACCCGATAAGGGGTACAGATAACATCCTTCTTAGCCACCAACATTCGAAGCACTGCTTCGGGTTCGAATTCCACATCAGAATCTATAAAGAGTAGATGCGTAAAGTCTGAGTCTAAAAAGACAGACGTTAGATAGTTTCTGGCTTGAT